CAACAAGATCAAAATTTGATGCAGTTGGCTCAAACTGATCCTGAGCAATATCAAATTGCATATGATAGAGCTGTGGCAACAGCAGTTGCTGAGATAACAGAAGCACTAGTTATGGAAGAAATGAAAGCAAGACAAGGACAGCAAGATCCATTAGTCAGATTAAAACAACAAGAGATAGATTTACGAGCTATGGATATGCAGCGTAAGGAAAGAGAAACACAATTCAAAGCTGATCAACAAAATACTAGAGAACAAGATAAATTACAATTTGATTACGACAGATTAGCTGTCCAAGATCAACAATCAGATGAAAGGTTAGAAATTGCAAAGCAAAAACTTGAGAAGAAATAACGAGAGAGGATTAAGTGGCGGAGTTCGTAAAGGGCCACCACCTGAAAGAGGCTTCAACCCACAAGGCCTCAAAGCAGGAGGGTGCCCACATAGAGAACCTGGAGCTAAGTCCGAAATTAAAGGTATCAAAGATATCCAACTTACAGGTAAAAAATTCATCGGATTACGATAATCTCGATGAACAAGGAAAAATCGTTTTCCTTGCTGGAGTTTTTGACGGTGAAGGTAGTTTTGGCATCTGGTCGAAATTAAAAAAGCAAAAATACCTTGCTTGTACGGTAGAAACATCTGACAGAGACATGGTTGAAAGATTTTATAAATTTTTTGGTGGTTGTATGTATTTATGCAAAAAAAGACAAGCACATCACAAGGACACCTGGAGGTGGCGTATCAATGGCTTAGGGGCTTTGCAATCTTTAGATAAAATGATAAGTTATATGTGTAAACGAAGACAGGAGAAATTTAAAAATGTGGTTCAGTGCCTTAAAATTAGCAATTAGTGCAGGAAGTAAAATTTACGCAAACAAACAAAAGACGAAGATGGCAATGTCAGAGGCACAACTCTTACATGCTGATCGTATGGCTCGAGGTGAGGAGCAGTATCAGGGAAAACTGTTAGAGGCCCGACAATCAGACTGGAAAGACGAGGCAGTTTTGATAATTCTCAGTTTGCCCGTGGCTATTTTAGCCTGGGCGGTCGTATCGGATGACCCATCTGCGATGGACAAGGTAAAATTATTTTTTGAGATGTTCTCACAGCTTCCGTCATGGTTCACAAACCTGTGGATCTTGGTCGTGGCTTCGATATATGGTATAAAGGGTACACAAATTTTTAGAAACGGAGGAAAAAAATGACAAAATTATGTCCAAGAGGTAAAGCGGCAGCTAAAAGAAAGTTTAAGGTATATCCGTCAGCATACGCTAACGCATATGCTAGTAAAATTTGTGCAGGTAAAATTAAAGATCCATCTGGTGTAAAGAGAAAAGATTTTAAAGGTCCTAAACCAGCAGCAAAAGGTGCAATGATGACTGCAGGTAGTCAATCAGCTATGGGAAGATTACAAAAAGCTAGAATGATGAGTACAGGTGGTGATACAAAAATTAAAAAAGTTATTAAGGGATTAAAAAAAGCTTCTAAATTACATGCTGGTCAAGCAAAAAGTCTAGGTACACTTGTAAATAAAAAATCAGTTGGAGGTATGGCTGATTATTATAAAGATTTGATGTAATGCAAAAAAACGTTCAGTACATGAAGTCCGGTGGACTGAAAAAATGGTTTAGTGAAAAATGGGTAGATATTGGTTCCAAGAAAAAAGGCGGTGGTTACAAACCATGTGGACGAAAATCAGCTTCAGATTCAAAAAGGAAGTACCCAAAATGCGTCCCACTTGCAAAAGCCACACGGATGAGCGAGTCGCAAAGGGCGAGTGCTGTCAGACGAAAAAGAGCTAGAGCACAGGGTGTAGGTGGTAAACCTACTAATGTTAAAACATTTGCAAAATCATAAAAAATTCATATAGTCTTTGCATGTCTATGCGAGAGGCAATAATAAAAGCTTTAGAAGATAAATATGATGCACAAATTTCTGAGGCTGATGCTACAATTAAAATCTACCTTGAAAATCCTGTTGGTATTGGGGAGCATCCGCAGCATGTGGATGAAATAGATAAATTACTTGGAAAAATCGCAGAGGCAGAAGATAAAAAAACCGCTCTTCAAGCATTTATGATTCCTAAGGCAGAAATGTAATGGATATAATTTCTTTATTACAAAAAAAGATAAAAGATAAAGTTCAAAATCTAAAAAATCATGCTGCTTATAGTGTTGACACTATGGAGGAACTCAAATATGTTAGAGGGCAAATCAAATCCTTAGAGGATTTGCAACAGGAACTTAAAGACCTGCTAAAGGAGTAATATATGCAAACGTCCACGGAGAAACCGAAACGGGCTGATAAATTATCAGACTCTTATAAGTCAGAAGAAGAAGTAAAAACTGTTCTGGATCCAAAATCAATAGATGACAAACTTTTAGATAGATTGCCTACGCCTACTGGTTATAGATTATTAATCTTGCCATATGCTGGGCCTAAAAAAACTAAAGGTGGTATTTATCTAGCTGATACAACTCAAGAAACAATACAGATGACTACAGTATGTGGTCTTGTTTTGAAAATGGGTAATCTTTGTTATAGAGACAAAGATAAGTTTCCTCTTGGACCTTGGTGTAAACTACATGATTGGGTAATTTTTAGTAGGTACGCAGGTTCTAGATTCAAAATAGAAGGTGGAGAGGTAAGAGTGTTAAATGATGATGAAATCATCAGCACTATTAAAAATCCACGTGATATTTTGCACCATTATTAAGGAGGAAACAAAATGGCTGAAGAACAAAAGGCCCCAGAGGTCGATATTGATACTGATGGTGTCAATGAACAAACTATAGAACTAGATCAAAAACCAAAAGATCCAGATCCAGCGTTTGAAAAGAAAGAAGACGTAGACTTAGGCTACACTGATGTAAGTGCAGATAATGTTACGGGAGAAAAAACTGCAAAAGAATTATTGCAGGAAACTAAACAAGAAGAAGTTAAAGAAGAACCTACTCAAGAAGTTGAATCGGAAGAAGGTCTTAAAGACTATTCAGATAAAGTTCAAAAAAGAATTAAGAAACTTACATTTCAAGTAAGAGAAGCAGAAAGAAGAGAAAAAGCTGCTGTTGAATATGCAAAGGGTCTTAAAACTAAATATGAAGATGCTGAAAAATCCTTAGATGATTCCGACACTAATTACCTAAAAGAGTTTGATGCAAGAATTGATGCTGAGACTGACCAGGTAAAGAATCAACTTAAAACTGCTATTGAGTCTCAAGATGCTGAAAAAATTATGGAAGCAAATGCAGCTCTTACAAAATTAGCAGTAGAGAAGGAAAAAGTTTCTGCGTCTCTTGGTGAAAAAGAGGCTAGAAAAAAAGAACTAGAGTCTAAACCTAAAGAAGAAGAGGTGGCTCAACCACAAATTAGTGCAAAAGCTCAGGAATGGGCTACTGATAATGAGTGGTTTGGTACAGATAGAGTATTAACATCTGCTGCCATGGGAATTCATGAAGATTTAATGCAGCAGGGTGTTGCAACTGAGTCTGATGAATATTATAATCAAATCAACAAACGTATGAGAGAGTATTTCCCTCATAAATTTGCACAAGCTAAGACTGATGTTAAAGATGCAAACGAAAAACCCGTCCAAAATGTTGCCTCTGTTAGTCGAAGGGCTGGAGGACGCAAAGCTGTGAAACTCACCAAATCACAAGTTGTTATTGCTAAGAAATTAGGGGTGCCACTAGAGGAATACGCTAAATACGTGAAGGAGGAAGCATAATGGAAAAAATAAAAACTTCACGCACATCTGAATCTAGAGAGAAATCTTCTAGAAAGAAAGATTGGTCTCCACCATCAAGTTTGGATGCACCAGCTGCACCGCAGGGATATGCACATAGGTGGATAAGAACTGCAACTGCAGGTTTTGAAGATACAGGTAATGTATCTAAGAAACTAAGAGAAGGATGGGAGTTCGTTAAAGCCGAAACTGTTCTAAGTGAAATTGGCGAAAACGATTATCCTGTTATCTCTGAAGGCAAACATGCTGGTCTCATCGGGATAGGTGGCCTTGTGTTGGCAAGGATACCGGAGGAGATCCTTAAAAGTCGTGCTGAGTATTTTGAAAAAATTACTCAAGATAGAACAGACGCAATTGATAGGGATCTTATGAAGGAACAACACCCGGATATGCCGATCAATATTGAAAGGCAGTCCAGAGTGACCTTTGGTGGTAGTCGCAAAAAATAATTTTTTTGCAATAACTACCTGGTCTTAAATTAACGCTATAAGGAGTAAAAACAAATGGCAAACGTAGTAGACAAGTTCGGTCTAAGACCGTACAGAAAACTAGACGGTACACCATTAGTAGGAGCACAAAACAGATACACAATATCTGCTAATAACACTACTGCAATATTCCAAGGTGACTTAGTTATCGCTGAAACAGACGGTGACATTACAAGACACGTTGCGAATAATAGCACAGCTGTTATTGGTGTGTTCAACGGATGTTTCTACACAGATCCGACAACTCAAAAGCCGACATTTAAGAACTTCTACCCTGGAGATATCAATGCAAGTGACATTACTGCATTTGTTGTTGATGACCCAGACGCAGTATTTCTAATGGGAGCAGATGAGGCGTTCACAAGAGCGGATTTGTTTCAGAACTATTCTGTAACGAATGCTACTGGAAGTACAACAACAGGTATCTCGCAAGTTGAGCTAGATGTCTCTGTATCAGGAACAAATGCGTCATTTATCATTCAAGCAATTGATATTTCGCAAGATCCTAACAACAGTGATACTGGTAATGCTAATGCAAACATACTTGTTAGAATCAACAAACACTTCTACAGAAGTGGAACAGGTATCTAATAGAGGAGTTAAATTATGGCGATATCACGATCACAACTAGTCAAAGAACTAGAGCCAGGTTTGAATGCCCTATTCGGCCTGGAGTATAACCGTTATGAAAATCAACATGCGGAGATATACACAACTGAAACATCTGACAGAGCTTTCGAAGAAGAAGTAATGTTAACAGGTTTCGGCTCTGCACCAACTAAACAAGAAGGTGCTGGAGTAGTGTTCGATCAAGCAAATGAATCATTCACTGCAAGATACACACACGAAACAATTGCGTTAGCATTTGCTATCACAGAGGAAGCAATCGAAGATAACCTATACGACAGACTTGCAGCGAGATACACAAGAGCTCTTGCAAGATCAATGTCAAACACGAAGCAAGTTAAAGCTGCTAACGTACTTAACAACGGTCAAAAAGCTGGTGTTACAGGCGGTGACGGTGTAACATTAATTAATAATGCCCACCCGTTGGCAAATGGTGGTACATTTTCAAATGTACTAGCTGTTGCAGCAGACCTTAACGAAACTTCACTTGAGCAGTCGTTAATCGATATCAACGGTTTCGTTGACGAGAGAGGCTTAAAAATTGCTTCTACAGGTAGAAAAATGATAATTCCAAAAGAATTACAATTTACTGCTGAAAGAATCATGAAGTCTCCTATGAGAACAGGAACTGCAGATAACGATATCAATGCGATAAGAAACATGGGAATGGTGCCAGAAGGTTATGTAATAAATAACTTTTTAACTGACACAGATTCTTACTTCTTATTGACTGATGTGCCTAACGGATTCAAAATGTTCGTAAGAGCACCAATCAAAACTGCAATGGAAGGTGACTTTGATACTGGAAACGTGAGATTCAAAGCGAGAGAAAGATATTCTTTCGGATTCTCAGATCCAAGATGTGTGTTTGGTAACGGAAACTTACCTACATAATAGTTAAGTAATCAAAGAGATATTAAGGGGCGGTGTTCACATCGCCCCTTTTTTTATGTATAATATAAAAACCTAGAATAAATAATATGTAGACTGGCTAGGCAGACGGTATAGAGACTACATATTTAACGCTATACGAAGGAGAATATTATGGCAAATACTACATTTAGCGGTCCGGTCAGATCGAAAAATGGTTTTCAATCTATTGGACCAGGAGCAGTGGTTGCTCTAACAGCAGCTACTAATTTAACTGTAGCAGATCATGCAGGAAGAATATTAACTATGGATCCAGTT